ACTATTATGACTTACTCTTCTAAAGACTACGCTTTTATCCAACACGCTCTTAACACTAACAGATTTAATTATATCAAAACTAAATTTGAAGACGGTAAAATATATATCGAATGTGGTAGTGATTCCTTATTCTTCACTTTATTTGATTTAGTTGAAGCTGCTAAAGTAAACCCACATCACGTTAATTTCTGTAAGTGGTAAAAAAATATATCAACTAACTAATTAACTAAACACTAGAAACTATGGAACACATTTTTGGAGATGTACATGAGCAATTGAAAGATCTTAAGATAAGAGATCGATATAAGATTGTTGGAAGCTATAAAGAAGGTCCTTATGAGGAAATCGATATAACTGGATCTAAGGAAGAGGCAATCATTAAGATGGAAGGATTAAGAAAGAAGTACGGACAGGATTGGACAGTGATATTCTATAAAATCGACTAAGATGGGAAAGCTAAAAGAATTATTTTTAAACACAAGAATTCAGCAGTTAGATCGTGATGAGATGATAGAACAACAATTAAACGACGAGTATTCAAGATGTTGTGAAATTTACCAAGCATGGTCTAACGGAGATAAGAACCCAACTAACGGTACAATTCAAGAATATGAATTCTCTAAAACAATAACAAACAACTAGAAACTATGGACGCGAAAAAACTAAATGAACTTTACAAAAAGAATGGTTTGACGCCAGACGATATCTTTAAGCATAAGTTCTACACAATTATTTCAAGAGGAGGTATCGATAAGATACAAGCTAAAAACCATATTGAGATACATTATGACTTAATTCATAATTCAGCAGATAACAAGTGCATCATTATAAAAGCGACTGCTGGGAATGGTGAACAAAGAATCCAAACATTTGGTGAAGCTTCTCCTGGGAATACTTCAAACGCATACCCTGTCGCTATGGCTGAGAAACGTGCTATGAGTCGAGCAGTATTAAAGCTTACTGGGTTCTACGAACTTGGCCATTACAGTGAAGATGAAGCTGATAACTTTAAATTGAAATAGATATGAGAACGTGGACACCTAAGACACCTTTGCAACAAGTCTTATTTGATACATATACGACAAAAGAACGTGCATGTGTGGAATTAGATATAACGCAACCAACTTTAAGAAAACTTTTCATCAACGAGGAACAGTTTACTTATGATCAACTAAAAAGAATATCAACAGCGAGCAAAATGTCGCTAATAAAAATAATACGTTTATTATGAAGAAGATTAGTAATGAAATTGCAGATGCCGTATTATTAGGTGCTGCTGAACAATGTAAAGCAACTCCGGCTCTTGTGAGATCTAAGGATCGAAGAAGATTTATAGTTGAAGCTAGACAATTAGTGACAGCTATTTTGAAGGAAGGAGGATGGGGCTTTCAAGCTATAGCCAACTTCTTAACTGAAGACGAAGTAGGTAACCATACTAACCCTCATCATTGGTTCAAAATGCATGAGATAAGCTATGGCCAATATGATTACTATAGAATAAGCTATGATCAATTAAAGAGTTGTTATAACGAAACTGTCGATGAATTCGTATTAAAGAAAGGTAAAGTAATAGATATCGAAATCTATATGGAACTGAAGAATAAATATGAAACATTGAAAATGCGACATGACTCTGTTCTTATGGAAAGTAAATTAATGAAGCAAACCGCAAATAAACTCAAATCTCAATTAACACAATTATGGAAGTAAAAGGAAAAGTAGTGAAGATCATGGATGTTGAAACATTCAGTGAAAAGTTCAAAAAGCAAGTAGTTATCATAGAGCAGACAGATGCTATGTATGATAGAGAGATACCTGTGGAATTCACCAATAAAGGTATTGATGAGATCTCAAGTAAACTTAAAGTTGATCAACAAGTAAATATTGGCATCAATTTAGCTGGTAGAGAATGGGAAGGTCGATACTTTGTAAATATCAGAGCTTGGAGGTTATTAGAGAATGACGCTATAGATGATGTTGAAGAGACTATAGCTAAACCTAAAGAAACAGATGATCTCCCTTTTTAATCTAAAGGAGAAGTTAGAATCTATGGGTTGTGAGTTTGAAGACTTGCAACCTATAGATCTTTCTGTAGGTATATCTACTAATGAGTATTGGTTTACCTATGAGGATCGATTGTTTTATACTGAAGATCTGTATGATACAATAGAGGAACAATTGAAGTTCTCTACGGAGCATTCTGTGTGTTGTACTATAGAACTAGTTGATGATTGGAGACTGTGTCCTAGATGTAAAGAACATTGCTAGTGAAAAAAAATTGCATAGAATGTGAAAAAAAGTAGCAAAAAGTTTTTTTGTTTGAATTGTTTGTGGTACTTTTACTTCATACTAATTAACTAAACACTAGAAATTATGAAAGCATTCACAATCGAACAAGTAGGAAACATCTTCCAAATCGAAAGATTTTTAACATTAACACCTATGTTTTACAAAAATGAAGAATACCAACTTCAATTTGATTTTAGCGATGAATCATATAACACTATGAACATTATCAAAATGAAAACCCAAAAAGTAGTTGGTTTTTTCAAAATAAAATAAGCAATAAAATGGGGCTTCGGCCCCTTAACTTAAACAACTAGAAACTATGGCTTTAATAATTGAAACTTCGTTAAGAGATACTTTACAAGCTATTAATATAGCGAATAACTTAGAGTTAAGCTTCGAGCAAGATGGTTCAAACATTTTTATCTTCGAATCTACAAGTCATTTCTTCACCTTCACAGATGAGTTAAACGAATTAAATTTAGAATTCGAAATTAGTCTTGACGAACAAGCTTAAGTAACAATAACAACTAGAAACTATGGACGCAACACAATTATTACAAGAAATTAAAGACTTCAACTCGTTAAGAGATGGTATCTTCAATGTTGAAAACGAAACTCACGATATTAATATTTGGTTTAGTAGAAGATCTTCTAAATGGGTATTAGAATTGGATGGCAAAGTAATTAAAGACGCAAAACATTGTGTCGTTTTAGTGAACAAGTTAGTAGACTTAAACCTTCTAAATTAAGCAGCTATGATGAATATCTTAGAAGAAGCAAACAGAATAATCAATGAAAGATCTGATGAGAAGGAACGAATGTACGGTCCTTTCTCTGAAGGCATGGAAAGAGCAGCAGCAATTGTACGGGCTTCCACAGGGAAAGATATTACAGCTGAGGATATGTATATATGCCTCGTAGCATTAAAGCTCTCTAGACACTCTTATAACTATAAAGAAGATAACTTACTTGATGCAGTAGCTTATTTAGGAGCATTGAACAACTATACACAAAAGAAAGCTCGATGAGAATAATACTTGAATGGCAATGTGAACTATGTGGAGATAACCAACTCTCTGATAGTATAAGAACACACCACATGGACTATTGCAGATGTAGAGAGTCTGCAATGGATTTAGAAGAGGGTTATCAAAGACAATTTGGTAAGATCAAAGAAAATAAGAGAACTATTATAGAAGATAAAGAACTAAAAACTAAGATATGAAAGCACTAATCAACATTTATTCAAATATTCAGTGTGTAGAAAACAATCACTCTGGTCTTGAATCAGTTTACTTATCTAAAACCTATAATATGGATTTGATCGGTAAAGCTGGTAGAACTAATAAGAACTTTGAAAAGTTTAAAGATATATTTGAAACGAAATCTCTTAATTGCTATGATAAAGTGATCATTCAGTTAAGTCAACCTAATTTCTTTGGTGGAGTTATTGGTGATGATACTATTGAGAAGATTCGTAAAATGGCTAACTATGAAAATGATTTAGCTATATTATGTACTGATCCTAGAATCAAACCAACAAATCCAGCTGTTAAGATCAATGAAAGACAAGCTGATACTTTTACAGAAGACGAAGTACTCAATTGGGAAGAACACTTACATAGAGCAACTTACTTATTTCCAGGTAATGACTTAGCTAAATTTTGGAATGACGAAAAGTATAAAACAGTCAAGGTATCTAAGTTCGACTTTTTTGGGAAGATCTTTGGTAAGCTATTAGAACCAGCAATTGATGAGTTGATACCTAAAAGGCATGATGTAGTTTATTATGGAGATCGTAGAGGTTCTCATAGAGAAAAACTTGTACAACAATACATGCCACAAAATGCTAAATCATTACTTATAGGATACAAAACTAATAAAGTTGATGTTCCATATACTAAGAAACTTAAACATGCTGACTTGATGCACAAGCTTGATCAGTGCAAAGTTAGTTTAGTTTTAGGAGATGCTGAACATGAAAACAATGTGATCACTTTTAGATTATATGAAACTTTAGCTTCAAATTGTTTAGCAGCTATACCGATTCAATACGATCGAGATATGACGATCATTAAGGATCCGGAATTAAGAAAACTACTGTACGTTAGATCTAAGCAAGACGTACGAAATTTAGTAAATGCTTATAGTAACGAACTAATAAAGAAACAACATGAGGAATTTAAAAGGCTTACAAGTTAAATTTACCTGGTTAGGTCAAAAGTATGAAGGTACTTGTCATGATCTAATAGTTCTCTATGATGGTAGAGAAGTTTATATGTGCTCAATTAAAGGAAGTAGAATTAAATACCCAATACAACTAAAAGATGTGGAACTTCAAAACAGTAACTGAAGCTTTTGAAACAATGTACGATAAGATCTTAGAGAAAGGTGTAGACGTACAAGGAACGAAAGCAATATACAATCAAATGTTCACTATATTAGATACCACAGAGTGTGTCGTTAAGACTCCTTGGCGTAAATTCAATATAGACTATGCTCAACAAGAATGGGAATGGTATCTAAGTGGAGATAGAGATGCAAGTATCATGGCTCAAACAGCTAATATTTGGTACAATCACATGGATGAGCGTGGTTATGTTAACAGTAACTATGGTTATCAATGGATGAGGAATGATCAACTGAAGTATGTTATTAAGAAATTAGCTAAAGATAAATATACTAGACAAGCAGTTGTATCTATTTACGATGCTAAAGAACATAAAGAATATTCTAAAGATACTCCTTGTACTTTATCAATCCAATTCTACTTTACTCCAGATAGTGATAAACTTAATATGACTGTCATGATGAGATCTAACGATTTAGTATATGGTTTTTGCAATGATACTTATTGCTTTATTAAATTACTAAATATGGTTTGTAAAAGTTTAGATTGTAAACCTGGTCAGTATATTCATTTTGCACAGAATTTACATGTTTATGAAAGACACTTCAACATGAAAACTAAAAACTATATTCAGAAACTATGAAAGCAACTGTGACTAAAATACTTCCTTTCAAGCAATTGAAATATGAGTATGTTAAGACTTATATGCTTGAATTAAGTGATGGTGATATCGTTAATTGGTATGACAATAAAAAGAGACCTTTAAGTGTAGAGGTTGGAGATGTTATCGATGGTCTAAAGGTATACTTTGGCAAAATAGATTATAGAGCTTCTCAAATTAAGATAATACAAACTCAACTAAAAATGTTTTAAGATGGCAAACAAAGATAACAAATGCGCAGATCTCCATACTAAATTGGGGAAATCAGAAGATTGGGACTTCATTTTTGATCTTCAGAAACGCACACAAGAGGGTACCTATGGTTTTAAGTTTAATGATTTATCACTAAAAGAACTTGCGTCGTTCTGGTGTACGAATAAGCACGCCCTTGAGGATGAGTTGAGTGAGATGTTTGATGCATTAGGTGGAATTGATGATGGTATTGGAAATGCTGCATGGAAATATTGGAAAGCAAACCATGTTTTAGCTGACAAAATGACTATTGATGATCTATCAGATAGAGATCTAAAAGAACTTAAATTTGAGATCGTAGATGCTTTTCATTTCTTAATAAACTTTGCTGTGAGTATCAACATGACCGGTAGTCAATTATTTAATATGTATATTAGCAAAAACGCTGAGAACATTGATAGACAAAAAAACAACTACTAATGAGAGATCGTAAATTCCAAGGTATATGGATCCCAAGAAATGTTTATCTCAATAGAGATCTAACATGGATAGAGAAGATCCTGCTGGTAGAGATTGATTCCCTGGATAAAGGAGATAAAGGATGCTTTGCATCTAATGATTATTTTGCTGAGTTCTTAAATGTGTCTAAAACGCATATATCAAAATCCATAAACCATTTAATAGAATTGAAGTTCCTTAGGTTACATTCTTTTAATGGTAGAACTAGAATACTTAAAAGTGCGTTGAACTCTACTTCAAAGCAGACTTTAACAGGGGTTCAAAGCAGTATTGAACAAAACTTCAAATCAGAGTTGAACTCTACTTCAAGTATAATAATAAAGACTAATAATACAAATACAGAAACAGGTAAACCTGTTAGAGCAAAACAAAACAAACCAAATTCTTTTAATGAGGTAGAAAGTTATTTTGTTGAGAAATTAAGTAATAAATTTATAGCATTAGATTTCTATGAATACTACGAAAACATAGGTTGGAAAGTTGGTAAGAACCCAATGAAAAAGTGGAAGCTTGCAGCTAATAGATGGATACGTAACAATAAAGATAAGTCTAAAGAAAAAGGATTAGCAGATACCTATTTCCCAGATCTATTAAGTTTTAAGGATGATCAAACTAAAATATCATGAATGTAGGAAAAGAAGCAACACCAGATTTAGTAGAATTTTGTTTTAACGTTGTAAATAAAACATTGTTTGAAATGAGCCAAAAAAGAGCTGAGACAGATAGAAAAGTTTTAGCAAATATGTTAGCTGATGATATATCTAAAAGATACTACACCTTAACAAAGGATGAGATCTTAATAGCTTTCAGTAAAGGAGTTAGGGAGAAAGACCAAATGGCAGTAAACCCTAGAACATGGAACAATTGGTTGAGAGAAGCAAAAATGAATTCTAATGCATATAGACTAAAACAAATGCAAGACGACAATAAGTTACTATTAGAAATAACGAAAAGCCCAGAGGAATTGAAAGAGATAGAGAAAGAGTGGCGTGAGCTATGTATCTTTGAACCTTATGAAAAGTATTGTGAAGATGGATCATTTGTAATAACAGGAGTAGATTTTGTTTATAAGTTCTTTGAAGACAAAAAAATGATTATATTAGATGACAAAGAGAAACTAAAAATAAAGAGTAGAATAGAGCAAGATATAAAACTAAGGAAAAGAAGGTCCAATGAAAGAAAAGACTATAATGCTAAAACAATGTCGAGAGAATTTGTTTTAAAACAACACTTCAGAGAATGGGAGAAAGCAGGAGTAAATTTAAGAGAAGATCTAAAAGATGACTAAATCAATTTTCATTCCAACTAATGTTCCATCAAGTAAGAATTCAAGAAGATGGACAGGTAAATACTTTATAGGTTCTAAACAAACTATGAGGTACTATAAGGAAACTAAAGGAGAATGGTTAAGGTATAAGAAAGAGTTCCAAGCACTACTAAAAGGAGCAGACTCACAAAACAAAAAGCCTTACAAAATTATGTTTAAGTTCGTAAGGAAAAGCAGACACAAATTCGATTACTTAAACCCAGCACAAACAGTACAAGATCAAATGGTAAAGTATGGATGGATTAGCGATGATAACGCAGATGAAATGATCCCAATCTTTTTACCATACGAATATGATAAACATTGCCCAGGAGTCTACATAAGTGTGTTAAACACATAAGTACAATCTCTATTTAATATTAAAGATATGAAACAAACTGAAACAGTAAAAGAAGTGAAAGATGTAAATTTCGATGATTGGTTAGGTTCTTTAGAAGACAAACCTCAACCTGAAGTTTGCGCTATAGATAATGAAGACTGCGAAGCATGTGGATCTTAGAAAAAAAGTTAACAAAGTCTAAAATACTTTACAAATTTTGTTATATTTGTAATACCTACCAGTCATCTGGTTTTTAGTTGTTTACGAAGAGGATCCCTGTCAATAGACTTGGATCCTTTTTTAATTTAAAAAGAATAGAAATGAGAGGAATCCTAAACCAAGAAATCCTATTAGGAATTAGAAACAAATTAAGTCCTACTAAGATAAAGAATATATTGAAAACAAAGTATAATGTTTCAATATCTAAAGAAGCATTCAAAACACGTTATGATACAATCAAAGCGAGACTTTAGCAAGTACTATGATAAAATAAATGAACTATCTTTAAAGATAACTAAAGGTAACGTTGCTGATGCAAATGATCTAGCACAAGATGTATTTGTGATCATATTAGAATACGATACAATAAAGATGAATACTATAATTGATAATGGTCACTTGATCTTCTGGACAGCAAGAGTGATGATGAACCAATACGTTAGATCTAACTCTACCTTTAAAACAAAATACTATACTCGTTTAAGGTCTGAAAACTTCGATATTAAGAACTTCGAATCATTTGATGATGTAGATTGGCATAAAGAAAGAGAAAACAAAATTGACTTTATAGATAACAAACTTCAAGATCTTCATGAATACGATAAACTACTATTTCAAGTTTATTATTCATCAGGTAAAAGTATTAGGACTTTAGCTAAAGAGACCAATATATCTACAACATCAATTTATACAACATTAAAGAACGTTAAAAACTATCTAAAAGATGAAGCTGCAAGCGAGTACAAAGAACTTGAACGATAGACTAACAATCTGTAAGAAATGTAAACACTTTAGAAAGTCGACTCAGCAGTGTAAGAAGTGTGGTTGCTTTATGCAAATAAAAGCTAGAATAGCATTCACTAAATGTCCGATAGATAAGTGGGATAGAGAGACTGAAATTACAAGTGCTCAATTGTCTATCCTAAGGAGAATCTTTAAAGGTATTAGAAGCGATAGAGTTGATCACCAAGAAAACATAAATTTGACAAACATATATAACGAGATATTCGGAATGAATAAGAAAGTAACGAGCTGTGGAAGCTGTGTAAAGCAAACAGTAGAAGAGCTGAGACAAATATACGAAGCCTATGAAGAGAGAACAAAATAGAACAACGCGCGCGAAGGAGCAGGTGATCGAAGCACTAAAGAAGAGTTTAGGTGTAGTTACGCACGCTCTAGGAACATTGAATTTATCACGTACTAATTACTATAAGTGGATTAAAGAAGATGCAGAGTTTGCACGTGAAGTAGAAGAGATTCAAAACGAAGCTTTAGACTTTGCAGAGACAGCTTTGTTTGATCAAATAAGAGATGGGAATCCACAATCAACTATGTTCTACCTAAAAACTAAAGGTAAGAAACGAGGTTACACTGAACGTAGTGAGTTAGATATATCATCACAAGGAGATAAGATAACTAAAATAGAAGTAGAGATTGTCGACATTAAAGATAAAAACGAGTAACGTATTCGATAGGAACTATAAGGCTCCTACCAAGATTGTCGTAAACCAAGGTGGTACGAGATCTGGTAAGACCTATTCTATCTGTCAACTCCTCATAGTCAAATCTTTTGAGGTATCTAACTGCGTGTTCTCAATTGTTAGAAAGTCGTTACCAAGTCTTAAGTTATCAGTGATGAGAGACTTCTTTGAGATCTTAAATACTTTAGACCTCTATGACGAATCTTGTCACAACAAATCTGAGCACACTTATAAGCTTAACAATAATCTATTTGAGTTCATTTCATTGGATCAACCTCAGAAGAAGAGAGGTGCTAAGCGACACTACCTATTCTGTAATGAAGCTAACGAATTAACATGGGAAGATTTCTTTCAGTTATTAGTTAGAACTGAGACTAAGATCTTTTTAGATTACAACCCATCTGATTCACACCACTGGATCTACGACAAAGTGATCACCAGAGAAGATTGCACGTTTATCAAATCAACCTATCTCGATAATCCATTCTTAGGAGCAGAATTAGTTAAAGAAATCGAGAGACTTAGAGGAACTGACGAAGAGTATTGGAAGATCTACGGATTAGGTGAACGTGGATTTAGTAGATCAGTTATATTTAATGACGTACAAGTAGTGGGTCAAGTATCTGAAGAGGCTAAGTTAGTTGCAACAGGTCTCGATTTTGGTTACACCAATGATCCCACTGCTTTAATAGAAGTATACGAGCAAGAAGACTCTCTAATATTTAATGAACTAATATATGAACGTGGACTCACTAACCAGGATATTGCTCGCCATCTACACAACTACGGGCTTGATCGACAACGACCTATTTTTGCAGATTCTGCAGAGCCTAAATCAATCGAAGAGATATATAGACTAGGCTTCAATATAAAACCTGCATCTAAAGGAAAGGATAGTATTAATATAGGTATTGATCTCTTAAAGAGATATAAGCTTAAAGTAACAGCTAATAGTTCTTCGTTGATCAATGAGTTTAATAACTATAAGTGGCAAGAGGATAAGAACGGATATTTATTGAATAAGCCTATTGATAATTATAATCATGCTATAGATGCAATCAGATATGCAGTTATCATGACTAAAGCTAGACCTAACATAGGTAAATATTCAATAAAGTAAAAAAAGATTTCAAAATAAATCACGAAAAGTTTTAAGGTTAATCGAGTTTGTCTTATATTTACATATCACAAACAACTAAAAACTTACATTATGACAACTTCTCAAACATATTTATTAGAACAAATCGAATTAGGAAGAACTTTTAAGCAATTTAACTACAACATGACTTCTAAGATTCAATTTATTGACACTATGGAAGTTATCAATATAAGAACAATCCAATCGCTTAGAAAACTAGGTTTTTCTATATTAATCGAAATCAACAACTAAAAACTTACATTATGACTACTTTCAAACTTAAACCAACTCAAAAAAGAATGATGCTAGCAGCGGTAGTATCTCACAGAGTTAAACTGAATAAGGACATCATTCCTTACGTTGGATATAACTTAGGAGACTTTAATTACGAAGATCTATACTTTCAATACCTTGCTGAAGGTATATTTAGTAGAGATATTGTAAGCCTCTTCGCTGTTGCTAAACATCCTAACACAAACGAAACAACTGAAGAGGTTGAAGTTCCTTTTCAGAAGTACTCTAAACTTACTGAGATGGAAACCAAAGTATTTGACTTTCTACTTGATGGTTTAGCACCGTGGATTGGAGGAGAAGGTTATTCAGATATAGATACTAAAGATATTGTAAAAGGAACTAAAATTCCAGCAACTAAATTAAGAGGAGTTTTATCTTCACTAGAACAAAAAAATATATTAGATTGTTATGAACACGATACAAACGAAGGATTCACATTTTCAACTGAACCTAAAAAAAGAAAATGGATAACACTATGGTCATTTGTAGATCAAGAAGAAACAACAACAGAAGAATTAATTGCTAAAGTAAAATAATCCTCCCAACAATGAGAAAGAGATCTTCTACGGAAGGTCTTTTTTTTGTTACAATACTAACTAAATTCTATTTACTAATATGAAGGTAAAAATACCACAAGACTTAAATGAGATCTCACTAGGCCAGATGATGGAGTTGACTAGAGTCGATAAGCTTGAGATTGAAGATCTTGATAAGGCAAAGATGATCATTAAGTTGTTAGTTGAAAATGTGAATGATCATAACATTGACAGAGTTAAAGTATCGGATCTTTTGGTGATGTACAGGAAACTTTGCGAGATGACTAATGAGCAAATACAACTAATGAAATTTGTGAGCCTAGAAGGGAAGAAATATGGTTTTAACCCTGATTTGAATAACATCTCAACAGGTGAGTTTATGGATATCGATACCTTGTGTAAAGACCTTGACAAGAACCTACATTTGATAATGGCAATCCTTTATCGTGAGGTATCAACAGAAGGAGAAGGAAAGTATCTAATCAAACCTTACGATGCAAACATAGAGGCACGTGCCAGAATGTTCAAAGAAAAGATGCCAGCATCAGTAGCCCAAAGTTGCCTTGTTTTTTTTTACAATTTAGGCAGCGAATACTTGAAGAGTACACTGGAGTCTTTACAGGAGGATCAACCTCAGAGTCAGCAGCAAGATTTGGAAAGAAGTGGGGTTGGTACTCTGTCTTAATGATGTTATGTGGAGAGGATGTTCTCAAGATTGATGAAGTAACGAAGATCAATATTAGAAAGACTTTAACATACGTTAATTATATTAAAGAAAGAAACAGCATAAAGAAATGAAAAGCTATAAAGATATTGTCGATACGTTTAGAAGTATTTGTGATCAACATGAGAAGATTACTACATTCACAACTGGTGATATATTTGAAGCAGATCTCGAAAGCACAGATGTGTTTACTAAAGCTCATTTGGTCGAAACTAGCGCGACAATTAATAAAGCTACCTTCACATTTACGTTTGATCTTCTCATTATGGATCTAGTTGATGTTGATGATAGTGATATTGAATACCGATTAAACGAAACTTTCTTGATATTAGCAGATATATTTAGAGAGTTTAGAACTGGAAGTTACTCAACTAGATCTGTGGTAACTCAAGATATTGCAATGCCAGAATCGTTAACATGCGAACCTTTCACTGATCAGTTTGAGAACCTCCTAGCTGGATGGAAAGGAACATTCAACATAACAGTACCAAGTCATAACACAGCTTGTACTTCACCTATGGATAGGTAACAATGGCAGACTTTAAAGGAGAGCATCTACAAAAAGCATTGAGAAAGTTTGGTAAGAAAACTGTACAGAGAGCCGCTAGTCTTTTAATAACAGGGAAACGCGGTTATGATACTGGTAAATTAATGAAATCACTTGACTATGATTTAGCTATAACAGCAAATGCTTTTGCACTTAAGTTTAACTACTTAAATTATGGAGAGTATATAGATAAAGGTAGAGGTGGAGCTAAGAAAAGTAGTGGAGGTACTACATTCAAGAATATACTACAATGGGTACAGCGAAAGAACTTAAGACCAAGAAATAGTAAAGGTCAATTTGTTGCATGGAAGAACAAGTCACAACAACAAAGATCAATTGCTTTCGTGATCACAAGAAAGATAAATAGGTTTGGCTTTAAAGGTACTGGTTTTTTTACAAATGCTTTCAAAGAGAACTTCAAGAAACTACCAACGCAAATTAAGAAATCTTATGGCTTAGATTTTGATAAATTCATGAAGCAAACTTTGGACGAATTAAATAAAACTAAATAATGGCTACAACAGCAACACGAAGCAATTATTGGATTGTAACAACTACAAGTAATACGACACCCGTGTTCAACTTTAAGTTTGTTATTAATGTATATATTGGTGGAGTAAAGCAAGCACAATTAAAGCAACCCAAAAACAATAATGGTGCTGCTCACTTTAACATAGAGAGAATAGTAAAGAACTATACGAAGGTAACCAACAAACATGTTAACACTATTGTAGGTACTCAATATGATTCTATACACTTAATGCCTCAGAACATACCAAATCCTACCGATGGTGTATACAATGACAAGGTAATGAGTTTCAACACTGATACTTTAAGGTTAGTAACACTAAAGTTCTATGAGGAATATGCAATTGTAGACGGAGGAACGATAGCCGTAACTTCAAGTGCTTCAGACCAGATTTATGCTATAATGAATTACGCAAACGAATGGGAAGATCTCATGGTGCTTGATGTAGATAGTTATGGTATGGAAACAGGTAACATATCTAAATTTCTAACTAAATTACCAGCTTCTACAACTGCTATAAACGGTACTAATGGATTGATTGCTCATCGAACATCAACTAATGATTATAGAGTTATTTCATGGTTGAATGATAATGATTATTTCGATTCGGATAGTGGTAAATATATCATCAAGTTCTACGAAGAACCCCCAAATACAACATATACTAATTACACTGGGAAAATAAGCATGTATCAGGATGCTAATTTTGGTGGAATAAACTCAGGTACTGCTACTACTGAAGATGAAATGTTACTATTTGCTAGTATAGGTGGAGCAAACGTATCTAAAATTAAATACTTTAATGCTGGTAACTATCAAAGAACTCCTACTGATAAGTACTACACTGCTCAGGTGAATAACAGTGACTTGTCTTCTGTATCTACAGTAAGTGTTACCACTCTAAAACCAGGGGATTATGTTGTGATCTCTTTCACAGGAACAACAGATTTCACTTTGATAGGCGCAGACGATAGCATAACAGGAACTGCATTCTTTGCAACAGGCGCAGGTACAGGAACTGGTACAGTACTTATTTGGGATGATGAAGCAGATCGAGTATCAGAAACTCTATTATTTGAATATGCAGATTGCTCTAAGTTTGATAGTCATACAATAGCGTGGAAGAATAAATTTGGTTGTTGGGATTACCACTACTTTGATAACAATTCCTCTATGACTATTAACATGAAGAAAGAAACGAGTTATAAAAAGAATCCAGGTTCTTGGAATGAAGTAGCCTTTAGTTTAGATAGTTTTGAAAGAGGAAAAGTACAAAAGACTACTGGTTCTAAAAGCTTAACTTTGAATACAGGATTTTTAGTTGAGGAATTCAATGATTATTTCAAAGGATTACTACAGTCAAATGATGTACTACTCATTCAACCGGTAGAGGTTGGAGATGATGCAGTAGAACAGAAGGTGATCCCACTTAATTTATCAACAAGTAATTTAAAGTATAAGACACAGCTAACTGATAAGCTGATACAATACTCGTTCACTTTCGAGTACGCTCACGAACTTAAACAATATATCTAATGGTTCAATTAGTAGTAAAAAGTCAAGTCACCTCGGATCAATATTTCTTAGATATAAGTGATGTTTCCATAAAAGGAAACTATTCAGCTAAAGAGATACAAGATCTAGGTTCTCAGAAATCTGACTTTACTCAATCATTTACTTTACCTTTCACTACAATAAACAACGATTTCTTTTCTCACTTCTATAGTGTGGTGGTTAGTGGAGGTGACTTTGATTCATCAATAAAATGTGAAGCAACTATATATGTAGATAGCAACGTTGTATTTGAAGGATATTTGCAACTTTTGAATGTAAATAATTCCACTCAATATTACGAAGCCGTAGTCTTTGGAACAATATCAAATATAGCATCTTCACTTGGCGAAAGCAAGTTAAACGAATTAGATCTTAGCGACTTCAATCATGTTTTATCTTACGATAATGTAGTTGATTCTTGGAGTGGTAACGTTACTTATACTACGTCTGCAGGCCAAACAGGATCTGAGATACTTTATCCAATAATTGACTATGGATATGGGTACACTAGTGATAGCATAACAGGACCTTCTGCTACAGGTGGTTTAATGCCCTCTAGATTAAAGCCAACTATAAATGTAAAGGTATTATTTGAGAGAATATTAAGTAGCATCGGTTACACAGTAAACTCAACCTTCTTTGCTACTGATTTCTTTGCTAAGCAATACATGACTATTGCAAACGAGTTTCAAACAGTAGCATATACATATCAAGATTCTTTTCGAGTAGGTCTTTCAACTAATCAAGTAATATCAACAACAACTGTTTTAGATTTAGATGATGATACCTCAACGAATCCAACAGGGGATTTCTTTGATTTAGGAGGTAACTTTAATAATGCTGCAGCTGCACCTTATTATGATGTTCCGTTAACTGGCTACTATCAGTTTAAATTAAATTTAGGATACGAGTTTTCTGCATTTACAACTACGGTAGCTACTGTCTACATGAAAAAGCTAAACGATGCTTCTTTCTCTCAAGAAATCATTGGACCTTGGAATGGATCTGACTTTAGTATATTTAATTTAGCTACAGGAAATCAAAATGTCGAGATACTAAGTCCTTACATTGCTCTTGAAGGAGGAACTGATGAAGTATATTTTGAGGTATACTTTTCAAGTGCCACTAATACTTTAACTATTTATAAGGATCAAAGTAATGTTCAATTGTATTTGGCTCCTATTAGCGAAGAAGGTTCCACATTAGATTTCAGTGCTGATAATAACTTACTACCGATAGACAAACAAGTTGATTTCGTTTCATCTATTTGTTCTCGTTATAATTTAATCATTGAATTAGATAAAGACACCCCTAAACAACTAAATGTTGAACCAGCTCAAGACTATTATGATGCAGGTAGTTCAGTTGATTGGAGTGAGAAGCTTGATCGAAATAGCAATGTGTCTATAAAACCAACGAACGAATATCGCAAAGCAAAATTGAACTTTAAAGATTTAGAAGATGAGGATTATCTAAACACTTATTGGTTAGATCAATATAGAAACATATACAATAGTTACGAACTAGATTTAGATGGAGATTTTGGACAAGGATCATTAGAGGTCAAAAGCATCTTCTCATCGTTCAATGCCTCTATATTACCTAATCACGATATCATATCCGGAAGGTTCTACAAACAAGAGGATGGCCAATACTCTTATGTGAAAACTAAACCAAAATTGTTTTATTACTCTGGTTTAAAAAGTTGCTCAACATATAAATTATGGTCTCAAGCTACAGGTGCAGCGACTTCTTTTACACAGTATCCTTTTTGTCATCATTACTCAATGGCTTCTACAATGGTTACCTCTACAGATGAGGATATTAGATTCAAAAGTAGATATGCATTTCACCTACAGTATTTTGTAGAACAACAAACAACAACGGACACGTATTCTAAGTGCTGGCGTAAATATCTAAATAGCATATATAGTTCAGATGCAAGAGTGTTGATAGCTAACTTCTATTTAACTCCAGAGGATATTGCTGAATTCAATTATAACGATAAGATCTTTATTGAAGATACTTATTATAGAGTGAACAAAATATCTTCGTATGCTTTAGGTAAAAACAAATCAACTCAAGTCGAGTTACTGAAGATCGTAGATAATAATTCTAATGACACCATAATTATAGCAGGCTGCAATCTCAACTATGTGTCCTCTGGTTTAGACGGCACAACTAGCTGGACAAACCCTAATGGCTCATCTGCTACACCAACCCAACAGTGTTGCGAGGTAAATAATTTAACGTGGAACAATAATAAATGTTATTGGAATATAGATACAAGTCCAGACGAACCTGTTTATCCCCCAGTGAAATGGAGTAATTTGATGGATGTTAATTCTACTGGAGGTATTGTAGAACTAGGTCATGGAGCTCTGGAGATTAGAACGAAGAAGGATGGTGGAACAGATGTGTATCTTGATGGTAATATAAAACAGCTTGGTAAGGAAGCTGGTGATGGGGAAGTCTTAACTTGGAGCGCAGCACTCGGGAAGACTACTTGGGCAGTTACATCTAACACTCCAAACCTCTACAGAGGAGTTACCACTTCAAAAATATATATAAAAGCTGACCAATTTAAAACGTGGAGCGATAGTAGTATACAAAGCTATTCGCGTGATCTACTAGGAAGCATACAACCGACTGTATACGTATATAGAGCGAAAGTATATGCGTCTACCTTTGTGCCTATAGGATATGAAGTAACAGCGTTTAATATTTATTCAAGCCAAAATAGGTCAATGGAAGCGTATACAGGCCGTACAACATCAGATTCTACAACATCAAGGGGTTCCGGAACGGCAAATACTTTGCAAGTAATAACCGCATGGCCAAGTGTAGAAGGGGAATATTTTACCCTTAACTACGAAATAGGAGCTAGTACAGACGAGATTTACGGAGCCGTTTTAGATATACAAACAGTTTAACACTATAAACAACATAATATGTTTAGTGAGATTATTAGATTAGTTAATTCAGGAGAGATCAAAGAGACCAAATATAATAACATATTGTTTGGTAGATTGAAGTACCCTGAGAGTGCGAGAGAAGCATGGAAACAATTTAAAAAAGAGATATGGCAGAAGAGTATAAAATAAAACTCACGACAGATGCCTCACAAGTTACTAAAGAGGTTGGTGAGACAAGTAAAGAGATTGGTCAAGCTACTAAAGAACAAGGATTATTTGCAGCGGCTTCAACTAAATTAGCAGGAGCTATGGCTTTGGTTAAAGGTGGTATAAAAAAAGTGATCATCACTATGAAGACTCTTAAAGGAGCTATAGCAGCAACAGGTGTTGGATTACTTGTTATCGCTTTAGGATCTTTAGTGATGTACTTTACTAAAACTACAAGAGGAGCTGATAAGTTAAGCGAAGTAATGGCTGCAGTAGGAGCTGCTGTTGATGTTGTTGTTGATAGGATTTCAAGTTTTGGAGAAGCTATATTAGCGTTTTTCAGTGGCGATTACAAAGGAGCTATTGAAGGAATGAAAGACACTTTTACCGGATTAGGAGATGAGATCATGCGAGAAGCGAAAGCAGCGGCAGACTTAAAGAAACAACTTAATGAATTGTTAGATCTTGAAAGAGAGTTTAGTGTTCAGAAAGCAAAGAATAACGTGATCATTAGAGAGGCTGAAGCAGCAGCTTTAGATGAGAATATAGCAGCATCGACTAGGTTAGCAATGATGAAAGAAGCTATGAGATTAGTGGATGAACAAGCAGACCAAGAAGAGAACTTACTTCAAATTAAGTATGATGCAATTGCAGCTCAAAATGCTTTAGGAGAATCTACACGGGATGATCTTCAAGAGGAAGCTGATGCTCAAATAAATTTGATAAATATCAGAGCTACCAGAGCAAGAAATGCAAAACGTTTAACGACTCAAATATCTACTTTAGAAAAGAAAGCTATCGAGGAAGTTAGGATGGCTGAATTTGAAGCTGAAAGAGAACGTGAGGCATCTAACGGTATAATTGCCTTGGAAACAAAAACAATTAGCCAAATAAAAATAGACGATGCAAACCAAACTGCTGGGGTTCTAATAAGAACTAACAAAAGAATGTTGAAGCAGATGACTCAAGCTAAAAAAGAGGCTACAGATGAAGAGATAGAGTTAACTAAAGCTAATACGATGAATCAACTGCAAGCAGCTTCACAATTAGCTGGAGCCTTAAGTAGTTTAGCAGGCGATAATAAACAACTTGCTGTTGCTTCCGCTATTATTGATACCTTTGTCGGTGCTAACAAAGCATTTGCTCAAGGTGGTGTAGCTGGATTCTTAACTGGAGCAGCCGTTATTGCAGGAGGATTATCTAACGTAAAAAGGATAATGGAAACAGATGTACCTGGAGCGAGTTCAGGTGGCTCTATGCCTTCCATGCCTTCAGCAACTCCTATGGGTCAAACTATAGGTCAATCAATACCACAAACAACCAACTTAGGAGACGTAGTTGGAGCAGTCAATAGTAATAATAACGAACCCGTTCAAGCGTATGTAATATCACAAGAAGTTACAGATGCTCAAGAAGCAAACGCATATATTCATAACCAAACAAGTTTATAACATGAAATTAGTCGAATTTATCTTAAACGAAGAAGATGCAGATGTTGGAGTATTCGCTATTAGTTTAGTGGAAGACCCTGCTATCCAAGAGAACTTCGTTTATTTCAGTAAAACTGGTAAACCGCAAAAGTTTGCAACAGTAAACGATGAGAAGAGAATAGTGATGGGAGCAGTGATGATACCAGATTCTCCAATACTTAGATTAGATGCAGAAGGAAAGAAGTTCAATTGTTTCTTTTCTAAAGATACTATTCGTAGAGTTGAAGAGCTTTATATGATCAATTCTAAACATCAATCAACAACTCTAGGACACGAAAGAGCCGTCAATGGTATAACAACAATAGAAACTTGGATAGTTGAAGATTCTAAACGAGACAAATCTGCTATATACGGCTTCAAATACCCAGTAGGGACTTGGGTAGCTTGTATGAAAATAGAGAATGAAGATGTTTGGAGCAATTATATTAAAGAAGGAGAAGTGAAAGGCTTTTCAATTGAAGGGTACTTCGATACTAAAGACTCTAGAGGCATCAAAATGAAAAAAGATGATGTACTTAATAGATTGAGAGATATAATCAACGAGGTTGAAACTAAAACAAGCTAGGTTCAACTCTATTTATTAATATATAAACAATTGTTCAAGACACATGGATGCATTAGACAAAATCAAAGAACTATTAGGTATGGTCGAGGTTGTCGGTAACTCTGCTCCTACTCCTGAGGAATTATCAGAAGCCAAAGAACACATGAAGTTCGAAGAAGCTACTTTAGAAGATGGTACAGTTATTAGTGCTGACGCTTTTGAAGTAGGTGCAAACGTTTTCATTGTGGTCGAAGAAGAGAAACAAGCTTTACCAGTAGGTGAGTATGTTTTAGCTGATGGTAGTTTGTTAGTGATAGAGGAAGAAGGAGTCATCGCCAAAATTGGGATGCCTGAAGAAGAAGTTGAAGAAGTCGTAGAGGAAGCGAAAGCTACTAAAGAGTTAAGCGACTCAGACACTCAACAAAAAGACGCATTAGTGCAAGCAATCGGAGTACTAGAAAACTTAGTACAAGAATTCGCTAGCATTAAACAAGAATTTGAAACTTTCAAAACCGTGGCTACGGAAAACAAAGCTAAGGTAGAGGAGTTTGAAAAAGTTGGTAACGAAATTAAACCAAATCCAGAAGGATCGTTTAGTCAAGCCACTACTAATACTACTATGGACTTTAGTAAATTAAGTCCTACACAACGAGTAACTTATTTAATTAATAAACACAATTCTTAGAAAATGGCAGATTCTTTAACTAAATTGTACGCCGGAAAAGCAGCAGCTGGATATTTATCAGCATCTCTTTTAAGCGGTGAGACACTAGGAAAGAGCAATTTGACGTTGTTACCGAATGTAGCATACAAAGTAAACTTAAGAAACTTTAGTATGGCTAACGCAGCAGTGGCAGACGCTACTTGCGCATTCACATCAGCAGGTGATGTAACATACGTTGAAAAAGCTTTAGCACCTAAACGACTTCAAGTAAACAGAGCGTTATGTAAAAACGACTGGTTATCTACTTGGGCAGGTGAAAACATGAGAGCAGGTCTTGATGGAACACTTCAAACAGACTTCGCTAATTATTTAATCTCTTATACTGGAGCATTAGTTGGTCAACAAGTAGAGAAATCTATTTGGGCAGGAGCAGCAGGAACTGGCGGTGAATTCGACGGGTTCGAAGCTTTAATGACAGCAGATGCAGCAGTAGTAGATGTATCAGCAGGTACTTTATCAGCAGCTAACATCGTTGCTGAACTTGGGAAAGTTCGTGATGCAATTCCTAACGCAGTATATGGACATGATGATTTAGCTATCTTCGTAGGTACAGCAGCATGGAAGTACTACGTACAAGCTCAATCAACATTAGGTTATCTAAATGAATTCAACGCAGCAGTAACTGCAGCTAACTTCCAAGGTATCGCTATTAAATTAGCTCCAGGAATGTCAGCAGATACTATGGTTGCAGGTCGCAAATCTAATATGTTCTTCGCTACTGATTTAGAATCAGATATGACAGAGGTTAAATTATTAGATCAAACGATGGTTGATGGTTCTGATAATGTTAACTTGGTTATAAAATTTAATGCTGGTGTAGGTTATTCTACAGGAGCAGATATGGTTTTATACTCTTAATATCCCTTAATATATGGCATGTTTAATAGGAAATGGTAGAGGCTTAGAGTGTAGAGAATCAGTTGGTGGGATACGTAATGTATTCTTCGCTAATCACGATACACTTGGAGACTATACTATAGACGCAGACGGTCAATTGACTGTTACTAGCGGTACTACTTCTGTTTACAAATATGCTTTAAATCCACAAGGTTCTGAATACACAGAGACAGTAACAGTTTCTGAAGAGAATGGAACCGTATTTTATGAGCAGGCATTGAATTTAGCATTGCCAAATTTAACTAAAGACGCTTTGAAGTATTTGAAAATACTATCACAAGGACGTTTTCAAATATTTGTTGAAGATAACAACATTTCTGAGACAACAGGATTTGGACAATGTTATTTAGTTGGAGCTTATAATGGAGCAACGGTTACTGGAGGAACAGTATCAGTTGGTAAAGCGCTTGGAGATATGAGTGGTTACAATTTAACGATAACAGGAAGAGAACAAAGAGCAGCAATGTTTGTAGAACCGGGATCATCAACTATTTTTGATGCAATCTCATCTAACATAACTATAGTGACTTCTTAATAGAGTTCTTTATACTATAATTTATTAAGCCCTTCTTAACTGAGGGGCTTTTTTTTGCACTTTCTCTAAAACTTTATTGTGAAATATTTTTTTATTAAAGATATTTAGAGTATATTTACATATCATTAATAACTTAAACAACTAGAAATTATGAATAAGGAAGCATTACATTTATTAGACTACGTACAAACATGTAGAGGTTCAATCAAGAATTTGAATGATATTAAGGTTCAATCGACTACAAAAGGGAATTGGGTGGTATTGTACAAAGGAAACAGACTATTCACTTTACAAGGTAGCTACCTAAGCGATGCTACTATCGAGAAATACTGCTTAAGATAAAAACAACTAAACAACTAAACAACTAGATTATGAAAAAGTTAATTTCTTACATCAATCAGAACCACGCAGCACAATTCGGTAATTTAGCTCATAGATTAAATTTTAATAGAGGATGGAAACTTTCCAATCCTATCATAAAATTTCTATGGTGGATAGATAATTCTATTAATGAATTAGATTCAAAACTAAACAACTAAACAACTAAACAACTAGAAATTATGAGATTCAACAATCAAGAAATTATGAAAATCGCTAAAGACTTATCAACTAGAAGTCCTTACCAAATCCAACAAGAATTATTCAATATTCTTTGGTTAACAAGGAGAGATGTTGATACAGAAGATTTCAATATACTTGTTAATAGTGTAAAAGAGAATCATAAATATGTTAATGACCCTTTAAACAACTAGAAATTATGAGTTATCATATTGAGGAATTTAAAGCTTGGCTAAAATCGGATAATGTAATCAAGACTAAAGAAGGTTACAGGTGCCAATGCAATCAATGGCAACAGCTATTCACTTTGAACGAATTAAAAGCTTATTTTAGAAAAGAATATTGGAAACAATTTCACATGTTTTCTATTTAGATATATAAGTTAAACTATGATCTACTTAGATAAAGTTAAGTTAAACAACAAAAGCGTATTCAAGGTGACACATTTAGTTGATGATGTTATATTCATCACAAAATACTTTGATGATCAAGCGAGTGCACATGAGTTTGCTGAGATGTATGCTAATAAACGTAATTGTAAAGTCGATAGTTCTATAGTTGAAAAGAAAACTAAAAAGACAAAGAAAGGGTAATGGAACATTGGATCAAACAAATAAGCGACAACAAACTATATGCGAATATTTACAATGAGTGTGCTGATCCAGAAGTAAATTCTTTTTTGATAACAGTTATCGATAAACAAACTAGAGTCAAATCTTCACAAGTGTTCCCTAGACTAGGATCCGCTAGAGCTGATCACGTAATAGAAAACCAAAGAGCAATTGAGTTTATTTTTGGAATTAACTCGACAGGATATGGGATAAACGGGTTAAGTGTTAACTCACAATATGATGTTATTATTCGTGAACAGACAAGTACTACTAATACTGATCCTACTGATTCTTCTATTTTAGGTATTAGATGGAGAGGATTAGCGACTATAGATGATGCAAGCGAGGTAGAATATACTCAACATGCAAACCCAACCACTAGAAATTACGTATACATTAAGAGTTAGATATGATAGAATTAGTGAACATGGCTTCTGTAACAACTCCAAAAATAGTGGAAAGTCCCGCTAGAGAATGGATTGAATATGGAGAGAATAACAATTACTACGATTACTTAATTGAGAGGTTCAATGGTAGTGCAGTGAACAATGCTATCATAACCGGAGTAGGTGAAATGATCTATGGTCAAGGTTTAGCAGCAACAGATGCAAATAAACATCCTTTAGATTACGCTAAACTAAAGATGATCTTCAAAGATGAGGACTTAAGGAAAGTTTGTTTAGATCTTAAACTTTTAGGTCAAGCATCATTCAACATTGTTTGGAATAAAGGCAAAACTGAAATAAAGAAGGCAACTCATATTCCAATACAGAATATCAGGCCAGAGAAAGCTGAAGATGGTAAGATCAAAGCGTACTATTATTCCGACGATTGGTCACAGTTTAGAAAAGACAAATATAAGCCAATTAGAATAGAAGCATTTGATGGCGTTAGAAAGTCTAGTGATAGTCAAATATTAGTCTTACAACCGTATTCACCAGGGTTCTTCTACTTTACTCCTGTCGATTATCAAGGATCATTACAATGGTCAGAGATCGATGAGGAAATAAGTAACTACCATTTGACTAACATTCAAAATGGATTTGCTCCATCAATGATGTTAAATTTCAATAATGGAACGCCAACTAAAGAGGAACAAGATGCAATTGAGAGGAAGATCACTCAGAAATTTACATCAACAGCTGGTAAGAAATTCGTTTTATCATTCAATGATAATGCTTCATCACAAACAACCATAGAGCAGATACCTATTTCCGATGCAAGTGAGCAATATAAGTTTCTCTCTGAAGAGTGTACTAAAAAGATATTAGTTGGCCACCGTGTAACATCACCAATGTTATTTGGTATTAAAGATAAAACAGGTTTAGGGAATAATGCCGAAGAAATCAAAGTTGCCTCTCAGTTGTTTGACAATACTGTTATTAGACCTAAGCAAAACATCATATTGGATGCAATTACTAGGGTCCTTCAGGTTAATAGTATTAATCTTGACATATATTTTATCACGCTTCAACCAATAGAGTTCCTAGATGATATTGAGGTTGTCGACAAGGACACTATAGAGAAAGAGACAGGAGTGAAAATGAGTTCTGATAAAGATAAACGTCCTTTTTTAGATGATAATAAGTCACAAGAACTATTAGATGAATTGGAGACTTATGGAGAAGTTAACGATGATGACGAATGGGAGTTATTAAGTGAAGAAATCGTTGACACTACCAATCCAGCTTTTCATAAGGAGTTTGAGCATTTTGATAGGATGCCAAATTCTTCAGATTCAAGAGTAGGTGAAAAGTCAAAATGGGGAGACAAAGGTCTCTACAAAGTTCGGTATGCATTTACCAAAACAGCCTCCCAAAGCGCTAAGAATCCTAGCAGACTCTTTTGCACCCAAATGATTATGATGTCGGATTCAGGGATAGAATTTAGATATGAAGATATAAAACGAATGGGTCGCGCAGGAGTTAACGGCAGTTTTGCTCCGAAAGGAAGATCTACCTATGATTTATTTATGTGGAAGGGAGGAGTAAATTGCTATCACGGATGGATGAGAAGAATATATTTTAGAAAGCAAGATGCTGGTAAGTTCTTGCCGAACAAAGGAATGGAAAACGAAAAGAGAGTTGGTAACAATCCTTACGTTGTACAAAAAGGAAAAGAATCGATAGCACCAATAGATACTCCGAATAAAGGAAGTTTAAGAAGATAATATGGCAAGAGGTAGAGAAGAAAAGAAAGCAACACCAAAAGATAAGGTGACAAAAAAAACAGAGAGAGATGGCACGATAGTCGAGGTTGTCGAGACAGTTAAAGGTGATAAGTATCATAAAAGAACATCTGTTGCTAGATCTCTGAAAATAGAGAAATCATACTATAACGGAAACTAATGGCAGTTTTATTCATTTCAGAAGATAGGTTAAAAACTACTACAGCGTTAAATTACAATATTGACACTGAGTATTTGTTACCTTTCGTAAAGCAAGCTCAAGATAAACATCTTCAAGCTATTCTTGGTACTCAACTTTATGATAAACTAATAACAGAAATCGCAGCAGGGTCCACTGGCGGAGCTTACTTAACTTTGCTAAATGATTATATACAAGACGCATTAGTGCACTATTCGATCATGGAGGCTCTACCATTTATTTCATTCAAGATAGCAAATGGAAGTATCACACAGAAGAATAGTGAGAACGGAAACGCAGCCACTAAAGATGAAGTTGATTGGTTGATTGGAAAAGAGAGAGATAGTGCAGAGTTTTATGGTCAAAGGATTATAGAATATTTGATATATAATAGCTCTTCCTTTCCAGAGTATTCAACCAACAGTAATGAAGACATATCACCTATCGGGAATGCTTTCAATCCTGGAATCAAAATAGATTAATGGCTTATAAACCTAAAAAGAAAAACGTTAAGAAACTTAAAGTGTACTTGGCAAAGATAAAATCAAATGACAAAAGAGGTTTTAGAATTAAACTCAATTAACTTAGGAGCTTTTGCACTCACTTTAACTAATGTAAACCAAGTGTTGTCTATATTAGTTTTGCTAAGTGCTTTAGCTTATAATATTTGTAAGATAATTAAGAAAAAATGGTGAAGCTAAAATACTTCGAGAAAGACGAATTTGAATGTGCAGGAGAGAATTGCTTTGATAAGATGAATAAGAATACTTTAATCATGTTAGACGAAGCAAGATGCATAGCTAATATACCATTTCATATAAACTCATCATGGAGATCTATGCACCAAAACGAACAAATACGCGGTAAAAGAAATTCAGCACATTTAAGAGGCACGGCAGTTGATATTGCTTGTGCAAATTCAGGTGATCGTATGAGAATTGTAGAATCATTAATGGCTGTTGGCTTTACTAGAATTGGAATAGCAAAAACTTTTATCCACGCTGATAACGACGAGGAATTAATTGACAATGTAATTTGGTTGTACTAATGAATGGATGGGAAATTTGTTTAGGTGTTTACTCGGGTATACTAATAGGTGTATATAGTGATGCTTATGAGGATGGTTACAAATTTTGCATATATTTACCTTTTATATTCATTGAAATAAATACATACTATGATTGAATTTATTACACAAAACTGGGGTGAACTTATTTTAGGGATAATGGCTTTGGCTAAAGTTATTGTTAACCTAACTCCAACTGAGAAAGACAACGAGATCTTTGCTAAGTTTGATCACTTTATCAACTACTTTATCGGTGATAAAATTAAGTAGTGGTACCTATAAAAGCTATCGCTAATACTATTGGCAAAATAAGTGAAGTTTTCAAAGAAGGCCAAAAGCAAAAGAAGTGGTCAGCTAAGAGATCTGTGAGTGGAGTTTTGGTTACAGCTAGTGTCACAGATATGGCGCAAAATGGTTTAACAGAACTCAACGTTATCTTAGCGTTCATTGCAATACTTCCTTTATGTTTCACCGTATTCAAAAGAAATGAATAAAGAAAACAGATACAGACTTAGTGAGGATGAATTAGAGTTGCTTCTTGAGCATAGAGCTAATGGTATTGATAACATCAATGAGAACTCTGTTCTAGACCTCTACCTTAAAGATAGGGGTATTGACAAAAAAGACGTTATAAGTGTCAAGCATTGGCAGAGTGCAAGTGGTGAACCTAGATTCTCAATTGTTACAAAAGAAAATCGTGGTTTAAACAGTGATGGTGTCATATCTAAACTAAAAGAATTTCTTGAGAATAGAGCTCCAAAGTATGATCGAATCAAGTATGTTGACGGTGATCATTTGCTAGTGATTAATCCTGCTGATATTCATATAGGTAAATATTGTTCTGTAAATGAGACTGGAGAGGCTTATGATCGAATGATAGCAGTATCTAGAGTAGTGGAAGGATTAGAAGGCTTAATACAGAAGTCGAAAGGTTTTAAAGTAGATAGGATATTGTTCTGTATAGGTAACGATATTCTACATGTTGATAATGTATACAACCAAACTACAAAGGGTACACCTCAAGACGTAGATGGCAAGTGGTGGGAACACTTTGAGATAGCTTTAGAGTTGTATGTTCGATGTGTTGAACGTTTAAGGGAAATAGCACCAGTAGATTGTGTTCATTCTATGAGTAACCATGACTACCAAAGTGGGTTCCACTTAGCTCATGCTTTAAAGGCTTGGTTTAGGAAAGATAAGAGCGTTACTGTAGATGCTTCAGCACGTCATCGTAAGTACTATATGTATGGTAACAATCTAATTGGATTGGAACACGGAGATGGTGCCAAAATGGATCATCTTCCATTGATCATGGCTCAAGAGAAGCCACAAGAATGGGCAAATGCTAAATATAGATACTGGTACTTACACCACTTACACCACAAGGTTAAGTACAAGTGGAGAGATGCTAAAGATTTCATAGGCGTTACTGTAGAATATCTTAGATCTCCAAGCGCAGCCGATTCTTGGCATGCTCGTAAAGGATATATAGGTACTCCCACCGCTGTAGAGGCTTTTGTTCACTCTAAATTTAGTGGGCAAGTTGCACGCCTAACACACTTCTTCTAAATAATTACATTTTTTTTTGATTCTTTTTGTGAAATAATTTTTTACTTTCATTTGTTTGTAGTATATTTACATATCATTAATAACTAAAAACAAACATTATGAAACTGAAATTTAAAAGAGATACAGACTACATCGGAAGATACTTAGCAGAAGGAGAGTATAGAGGATATAAAGTAAGAGTTGAGATTGCGAAGTATGAGCAAGGAGGATTCAGCTATACTACTTATTTTAACGGACAAATAGTAGATTCTTACGGACATTCACAATTAAGAAAATCAGAAATATTAGCTACTATTGATGAGAATACAATGGCAGACATTGATGAGAAAATAAGATACAGAAATTTATAAGAACAGGGAGCTTAGTCTCCCCTTAACTTAACTTAACTAAACAACTAGAAATTATGAAGTACACAATACATTCAACAAAAGAAGATTATCAAGAAATGTACAATACGTTAAAGCAATTAGAATCAGAACTAAATCTTACATTAGATTGGAAAAAGATTAAAAGAGCATCGTTAGATTCTTTAACTCCATTACCAGGCATAATGAAACGTACATACGCAAACAAAAAGATTCATAGTACAAACTAAACAACTAGAAATTATGAAAGTAGAGGTAAACACAGAATCAAAGAATGTTCTATACTGTCAAGGTAAATATCCGGTTGGACACATTACTAGAGTAATGGAGTATTATGTTCGACAATCGGAAACATTTGATAAACTACATAAGAATATGTGTGAACATATTAGAGCACTTGAGGGACAACCGGATTACGATGGTAAAGATACAATCATCACAGTGCTTAAAGACCACCTCTTAAACGTTAATGCATGGTGGGAACCTTCTATGGAAGATACTAGTAGGTTACACAAACCAGAGACTTGTTTTCATCTAAGGCAGTATGGTGGAGGTAAGCTAGGTAGATAAAAGTGAAAAAAAGTTGCATAAAAGTTTTTTTATCACAAAGTAACTTGGTATATTTACATATCATTAATAACTAAACAACTAAATTATGACTTACTCTTCTAAAGACTACGCTTTTATCCAACACGCTCTTAACACTAACAGATTTAATTATATCAAAACTAAATTTGAAGACGGTAAAAT